ATGAATCTGTTAATCTTTTTTATCCAAACCCTGATTATGGTGGAACAGAACAATACTACATTTTAGGTACTTTTTCGTCCCCATTAACATCTTATAGAGATAACTACAAAGCTCAAAGACTTTTTGCTGCAAAAGGAAACATTGTTGATGCGAAATTATTAAAAAACCCAACAAATAATGAATATTATAAACCAAAAACCAAAGGTGTTTTTCCGGAACCTGAAGACACTGCACTTATGGGTAGAGGTACTTGTGATATTATTATTAGGGATTCCGATGTTTTATTAAGAGCTGGTAAAAGTACTACAACACCGAATAGCTCAAATAAACAAATTGACTATAAAGAAACCAGAGCATTTACTCAGTTGTCAGATTTTTCACAAAGAATTAATGACTTAGGTACAAAAGAAAGTAATAAATTACAACAAGATGTCGCATTTGTTAAAAATCTTATTGAATGGAATATTTTAAATCCTGAAAATAATGCTGCTCCTAATGGTAAATGGCAAAACAATATTTTTAGTGTAACAATTTCATTATACAGATTACCTGAAAAAAGAGAATACACAACTAAAGAATTACAAGCGGGAACACCAGTATCTCAATCGGATAAATCATTAGTCACGTACATAACACTGAATAGTCAAAAAGGTAGTGATGTGGTGAATTTAATTAATAAATTTATTAAACAATGTAATGACGGACAGTTAAATATTCCGGGATATCCTATTGTTAATGTTAGTAATCAGTTCCCATTAGTTTTTAGAGCATCACCTGAAATTTACAAATACTTAACAATAACTGATGGTTCAGTTATACAACATAAAAATATTTCAGGAATTAATTCTAAAATTAATTTTAAAACAATAAAAAATGGTTTTGGTTTAATCTTTTTTAAAGACAAAACAGGTCCTCAAGTAACCATTAAAAAAATTCAAGAACAAGAATACTCATACGATAATAAATCAACCACCTATAATGTTTCGGGGGGTGATAAACTATTGTTATTATCTCACGAATCTAAAATACCGAGTAAGGAAAAAGTAACGTTGGATGGGACAACGATGATGGGAATTTCACAAGATTATCTTGTTAAAAATGTATTACCAAATACTGACCCAATGGTGAGGGGAGATGAATTGATTAAATTTATGAATTTGGTTATTAAATTTTTAGTTTCTCACGTTCACCCATTTCCAGGGTTACCTCCAGTTCCAACGTCAACCGATGGAACCCAATCTTCAGTGATATTACAACAACTTCAAAACGCTTCTGAGACTATTCTTAATCAAAATATTAGAATTAACTAATTCTATGATATTTATTGGTAAAGTAATAAATGTCAACACATAGGTCATATTTTAGCAAAAATAACACTATTATTAGCGATAAATTTGTTAATACAGGTAGAAACCCAATTACAGATATATATTTTGGTAATTCTTTGGACTCTGTTTCGTCTTCAGGATATACAAGATTTATATTTGACTTAGATTTAAGTCCTTTAGTTAATAAAATTTCAGATGGTGTTATAACTACAGATTGTGTCAATAATATGACACATATATTAACAATGACAAATACTATTCGTTTCGATGAAGATTTGTTAAATACTTACAACTCAGATGAGAGAAGAAGGTCAAGTTCATTTGATTTAGTTCTTTTTAGAATACCCCAAACTTGTAATAATTATTCACCTACCCCTACCCCAACCTCTGTAACCCCTACCCCAACTTCTGTAACACCTACCCCAACACCAACTTCTGTAACACCTACACCAACACCTACACGAACATTAACACCAACTCCTACCCCAACACCTACACGAACATTAACACCAACCCCTACCCCAACACCAACCTCTGTAACACCTACCCCAACACCAACCGCTGTAACACCTACACCGACTCCAACCAAAACCTCAACACCAACACCTACAACCGTAACACCTACACCGACTCCAACTATAACACGAACACCTACTCCAACACCAACACAACAGTGTATACCATATCCACAATATTGGGATGAAGGGGTTGGTTATGACGTTAACGACACAAGTTTAGCTATTAATAATCCAACTGGGTCAGGTGCTTATACTCAACCACAAATTGATAATAATTTCTCAAAAAGACCTTCAAACTGGTACCAAACTGATAACTTTACTTTATGGAGTGAACCAGGTATGTACTCAAATACTAACACATCTCCATTTGTAAACTTCAATGATTTACATATTGTTGATATTCAACATTTCGATAAAGGAAATGAAGATATTAATTTTGATATGACAAATGAAATTAATGGTATCTTAAATGGTTCCATTACTGGTGTAACAGGATGGGGAATTGCTTACAGACCTGAATTTGAATTAATTACAGGCTTAACTTCAAACTATTCGGTATCGTTTTTTACAAGACATACTCAAACTTTTTACGAACCATTCTTATTAACAACATATGATGATTTAATCACCGATAATAGAAATTTATTTGTTGAGAGAACTCCAAATAAATTATTTTTATTTGCGTATGTTGATGGGGACTTGGTTACTTTAGATGAAACCCCTATTGTTAATATTTTGAACCCTGATGGTGACCCAATACCTTCATTGTCGGGTTTAACTACTTGTCAAAGAACTAAAGGGATTTATGAGGTATCAATTCCATCAATGAGTGGATATAGTACTCCGTGTCAATTTACCGATGTTTGGACTAATGTAATATATGATGGTATTCAATTACCATCAATTGAAAATGAATTCACATTACGCCCTTACAAAAATAGAATAATGATTGGTTCCGAATCAAGAGAACCTGAAATATTTGGGTTTGATTTTTACGGGATAAAACAAGACGAGAAGATTCTTAATACGGATATTAGAAAAGTTGGTGTATCAATTAAGAAAGCATATACAACAAAACAATTACTTCAAAACATAAACGCCTTTTATAGAGTGTATGTTAGAGAAGGAAATACTGAAGTACAAGTTCAAGATTGGACTAAAATAAACAGAACACCAAATGAATATTATTTTATTTTTGATACAAGAGATAAAATCCCTAATGAATATTATATAGATATTAAAGTAAACACTAGTGGAATAACCGATACATATAAAAGAACTATTAAGTTTTTAATAGTAAATAAGAAATAAACAGAATATTAGAAATATTTATAAATAAATTAAAATAAAAAATTATGGCAAGTTCATCCGCAACAACAAATAATTCACAAACATCATTCGCTTGTCGTACGTGCAGCGGCACAACAGCGACCACTATAACCTTACCTCACCCTGTTTATACAGACGGTGCTGGTAGAGATATATATCAACTTGATATGGTTGTCATCGGAGGTGAAAATGGTTTAAATAGTTAATATGAAAAAAGTAGTTAGATTAACCGAATCAGGTTTAAAAGATATTATTGAAAAAGTACTTCAAGAACAAAAAAATAATAGATATATGTTCTTTAGTAATTTAGAACAAATTCACAGACAAACAGGATTGTTGTTAGAACGTAGTGAAGAAGAAATTTATCAGATATTAGAAAACGGACACGATTGGGCTCAAGACCACATTGCAACTGCAAAAGAATCTATGGACCAAGTATTTGATTTTTTAATGAATGAAGAGAAAGGTGATGGAGAACCTGATTCATTTGATATTATGCAAGAAGGTAGAAAAAAAGCCGGTACAAAACTTTGTTCTCGTGGTAAAGCTGCTGCTAAGGCTAAATTTAAAGTGTACCCCTCCGCTTATGGAAATGGGTTCGCCGTACAAGTTTGTCAAGGACGTATGAAAGGATTAGACGGGAAGAAACGATGTTCCCCTCCTTATTGTTAAGAAATAATAAACCCCTCTATATGAGGGGTTTATTTTTTAATTAGACTGAACACTAACAACTTCCAAATCGAAGATTAATTTCTTTCCTGCTAACGGATGGTTACCATCAATTTTAACAGTATCATCATTAATCTCAAGAATTTTTACATTGATAGGACCTTGTGGACCCATACCTTGTAACATTTGTCCAACTTCAACACCTTCAGGAAACTGAGATTTAGGAACATCAACAACCATTTGGTCATTAACATTACCATAGGCTTGGTCAGATTCGATTTCAACAGTTTTCTTTTCACCTTCTATCATATCGATAAGTCCGTTTTCAAACCCAGGAATTAACATTCCTTGACCTAACGTTACATTCAAAGGTTCTCTACCTTCAACTAATGAAGAATCGAATATAGTACCATCTTCTAATTTACCTGTGTAGTTAACACTTACCGTGTCACCATTTTTAATTTTCTGCATAAAATATTTATTTTTTACAAATGATAAGTAATAAAATTGTGGTAATCAACATTTTAAAAAAATTTGTTTTTAATAATTAAAATTACTATTTTTGTTTAAATATTAAAAATAAAACAATGGGAGAATTTTTTAAAAGACTCAAAAAAAAATTATCAATTAAACTATACAGATTATGTAGAAGTTTAAGTATAACTGAAAGTAGACCTAAATTAGATTCAATTCAATTTGAAATGGCATCAACCATTAGAAGAATGATGAGTAACCAAGAGTCTAATTTATTAATTGCTCCAATATCTAATATCTGTTATATTGAATGGAAACATTATTTCATTAGATTTGGTGATTCATCGGCAACCATAACAAATGGTAAATTCTCATATTACATTTGGTTGCCAAGTGCCACCACAGATAGATTAAAAAGACAATTCTATAATCACTCAGAAGAACGTAGAGCGAAATTGGAGGGCGTATATGATAAGAAGACGTTAAAAAACCTTAAAGCGGTCTCAGGAGAGTTGTCAAAAGAAATTATTTCTTCAAGACCTCAGAAATAACTTTTTTCAATAAAGAATTAAATGATTCGTTTTTTTTCTTCTTAGGAACATAATGAGTCATTTTTGGTGAATTACCTGTACCTGATTTAGAATGGGTTTTTTCCGCATTACGTTTTTGTTGACACGCAGATTTCTTTTGAGAATCAGTCATTTTAGCCGCAACACCAGCAGCACGACATTTAGGATACGCTTTATCCGTTGCGTTTGGTCTACCACAAGGAGGATGTCCCCCACCTTCTTTTTTTCGACATATATTAACCCAAGGTCCTTTTGGTTGTTTACTTCCCTTAGGTTTCTTTTTGGTACCGAACCAAACACCCAAGTCCTCAACAATGGTATCTTCGGTAATTTCAACCCATTCTGTAACGATGGGAACTATTTTTTTATTTCTACCAGGAGTTTGATTTATAATACCACCATCTTCATCAGTATTGGTTAATTCAGGGTGTTTTTCCAAATACTTGGAAATATTTTTGGCTCTATTCTCAATCTTATTAATTTGTTTTTTTGGTACATCCATTGAACCATCATAACTATCATATCCCAACATAGCGTCATTATACTTAGACACAGGGACAGTAAAAGGTTCCATATCAATTTTCTTGAATATTCTAAGTCCTGGTTGTAATGGACCGTTAAACGAACCCCTTCCATCAGTACTCATAGCCTCATTTAAATTGGAATTACTGTACCAATTTCTAACATCTTCTTCAAGTCTATCTCTATACTTATTCATTTTTATAATTAACTTTATTATAAATATTTGAATAATGGAAAATCTCTTGCAAGATAAAGAAAATAATAAATTCCCCATAGGACAACTGTTCGACAGTATAAATTATTATACAATTGAAGACTTTGATAAGTTTGTATTGAATTTAAATAATGAACAATCATTATATTGTTTAATTCAAGCCGTTCAATACTCATTTTCAAAAAACATATTTTCATTGGAAGAGAGTGAAGTAATATCAAAGTCCATTAGAACATTATCATTACCAATTATCGAACCACAAAGTGATAATCTTGAAGAAAACAATTAAACTCACAATAGAAATATGAAAGTATCATTAGAAAACATAGAAGGTGTTATCGTAAAGGATAACGAAACATACACATTAGAAGACAATAATTATTTAGAAAATCTAACTCTTTCTAGAACAGTCCTTAAACCAAAACAATCCACAAGAGGACATTTTCACGAAAATCAAGAAGAAGTTTATATTTTCACCAGTGGTGTTGGTATTATGACAATCGGTGAAGAAAAATACCAAGCTTTAGAAGGGGATACTTTTCTAATTCCTAAAGGTAAATTCCACCGAGTAGAAAATGAATCTGAAATATGGCCATGCTGTTTTACTTGCGTATTTGAAAAATATGACAGAAGTGGTGACGAAGCAAACTACAACTTAAAATAAAATAGTTATTATGACAAATCATAAAGAACTACGACCTTGGGGTGAGTTTGAAGTTTTATTAGATACTGAGTATTGTAAAGTAAAACAAATTACTGTTAAACCATATGAATCATTAAGTATGCAATATCATAATCAACGAAGTGAGGTATGGACTATAGTGCAAGGAGAAGCTAATGTTCAAATAGATGATACAATGTATAATCTGCAAAAAGGAGAAACAGTAAATATACCATTACAAGCAAAACATAGAGTATCTAACTTAAATGATATTGATTTAATATTCATTGAAACACAATTAGGTAGTTACTTTGGTGAAGATGATATTATAAGAATAGAAGATAAATACGGAAGAATATAACAGAAGTGGAGACGAGGTAAACCACAACTTAAAATAAAATTTTATTTGATTTACGTATATTTTCATCTCCCCACATAGGTTGGAGATTTTCCAAATCCCAACATTTCATAAACTCCTTATCCCCCATTTCTTCAATATTAAACGAAGTGATAGGTAGTTTGTGGTCCACGTGCCACTCACCGTAGTTATCCCAAGTCATTGTATCCTTAAATTGTGACTCCAAATGTATAATCAACTCCTCAGGAGTGTACTGTAGGATGTCAAAATAATGTCTATTCTTCTCTACGTTACTCTCCTTCAATACCTGATAGATTGCAGTTCTGAAATTGGAGATTAATTTATAGAGGGGGTCACTCGCTTTACGATTTTTTTCATAAACACGTTTGGTTTTTCTCCACTTATCAATATTATCGGTTCTCCATTTTTTATGGTATTCTATTAAATGTTCTCTATTTTTTTCAGACCAATTTTTGTGGTATTCTGATTTTTTTTCTTTATGTTTCTGATAAGTTCGTTTATCCGAAGTTTTTTTACCACCAAGAAATCTTCTACCAGATGGCCCCATAACAACACCATTTTCTTTTAATACTCTTAAAATTGTTGGTTTACTAATTCCCATTTTTTCAGAAATGGTATGTGAGCCCAAAAGTTCTTCATTATACATTTTAAGTATATTCTTTAATTCTTCTTCTGTCGGTATAAATTTTTTCATATAGTGTAAATATATGACAACAATACCAAAAAACCTACTATTTAAATAAAAACATAAAAAAAAGGAACGATTTCTCGTTCCTTTTAATTTATTTAAGAAATTGATTATCTCAATTCTTGTAAGTCGAATGTTCTAACACCATCAACTTGAATACGTCCGTAAAATCTGTTGTTCACCATTTTTTTCGCGTATCTTGTCATAATCCCTTTAATTGGTGTAAAGTTGAATGGATTATACATTGTTGGAGTTAATTGTAACGGTACGTACGGTGCGTAGATGTAACCAGTGTCTAACAATGATGTACCTTTGTGTCCCAATAACACTGTGTTAGGTGGGAAGTAAGGGTCACGGAATACTTGGTAACGTCCTGCTAAAGTACCTACTCTTTCAATACCCATATTGTATTGGTCTTGCTCAGGAGCCGCGTTTGATACGTGGAAATACTCTAAATCGTCGAAGATTGCTGAAATTTCAGAAGAAACAACAATCCAGTTAGCTCCACCTCTTAAAGTTGATTTGTGAATTTGAGCTGAAATTTGGTTGATTGCTGTAATCAATGTTTGGTTCCAGTCTTTTTGAGTATAAGATGTTTGACCAGATATTCTCTTCCATCCGTTGTAATCCCATCTTAAAGACCAAGCCGCACCTTTACGTAAATCTCTTAAGATTTCACGGTCGATTTCAGCCGCAACTTGTTCAGATAATAAAGCTGTTAATTCAGCTTCAGCATCGATGTTGTGGAAAGCTGCAACGTCTTGAGCTAACTCAGGAGACCATTGTGCTCTTAATTTTCTTTCAGTAACAGAAACAGTAACTGATTCTAAATCGAAAGAAACCTCACCAATTTTATCTTCAAACTCTAATTCTTTGTAAGTTCTGTAAACAGTAGTGAAAGATGATGCTGAACCTGCAGAATAAACTGTAGTTCCACTATATCCGTCTAATGTTTCAGACCCACAAGTAGCACATACTGGACATTGTAAATCAATTTCTAAGTAGATTACACCAGTAGCATCACAAATGTTATTAAATGAACCACCGTTTCCTGTTGATGGGAATGTAGTGTTTGTGGTTGTACCGTATTGTACGATACCTTTACCATATTGTTGAGTAACAACTCTGAATGGTAAAGAACCTGTTAAAATATTTGCACAAGTAGTTTGAGCTGAGAATCCTGATGCTGCGATAATGTGTAAATCAGATAAGAAAGCTTCTGAATCCATTTCGTTACCATCAGGTCCGATTAATTTACCAGCACCACTAGTACGGAAACCACTAACCGATACAAGAAGTTTTCTAGTTTCACCTGTAACAGATGTACGTGTAACTAAACTACCATTTGACCATTGAACAAGCGTTGTAGTTGCAGTAACTGCACTCCATTGTCCTTTTGAATAGTCGAATAAACCAGCAGGATTTAAACTTGGTTCAGAACCTTCATAGAATAAATCATAAAGATTTTTTTGGTAGTAGCTACCAGTACCAGCTGGGTATCCATTTTCAGGATTACCAGGGTAGTTACCTGGAGAACCTACAGGTGCCCAATGTTCACCTGATTGATTACCATCATAAGGTGCTGTAGTTCCTGAGTATCCTTGGATACGTGGTACGAAATAGAATAATTTACCGATTGGTAAGTTCATAGCTTGTACAGACACGATGTCGTTAGCTAATAATTTTGAGAATACTCTTCTTACGATAGGAAATACAACTGTTTCGAATGAACCAGATGAATCTGTCGCAGATGCCTCGTTGATTAAGAATGAAGCTTGGTTTTCATATAACTGTGCTACGTTCTCTCTTAAGTGACCTTTAAGACCTTCTAAAAAGCCTAATTTGTCCCATTTGTTGATTGTGTCTTCTTTAATAACTTTAAGGTGTTTTAACCCGATGTTACCAACAAGACCTGATTCTAATAATGCTCCCATTTTAGTATTTGTTTTGTTTTAATTTATTTATTTTATTTATTTAACGACATTCATTTTTGTCATTAAATCCTTCATTCTCATGAATTGAGGATTTTCATAAGTTTTAGATTCCATAAGGTTGATAGCTGAACCTGAAGCTGGAGTTTTTTCAATTTTGTGTTGGAAAGACTCTTTTACTACAGTTGTACCCCCTTGGTTTCCTAACTCATCTTTTATTGTTTTGTAAAGAGATTTTGACTCTTTCAAAGATTCAACTGAATCAAATCTTCTTAAAATGTTAATTTTCTCATTTTTAGTTGTAGAATGTTCAGTGAATAATCTCGTAGCGTATGCTAAGTTTGAATTAAATACTGCAACTTCATTTAACTTACTTCTGAAAATGTTTAAAGCTTTTCTGTACTCTTCGTTTCTTTCTCTTAAAGTAACTAATTCAGTCTCTAAACCTTCAACTCTTAAGTGTTGAGGTGCTGCTCTTGGTTTGTCTAAACCGTTTCTACCCCATCTTTTACCGTTACCTAAAGTTCTTGATGCTTCAGTAGTTTCACCACCTTTAACCATCATAGGTTTTTTCATCATAGGTTTTTTCATCATAGGTTTTTTCATTCCTGTCATGTCATCACCTTCTTTAAATTCGAATTTAGGTTTACCAGTTCCTTTAGTAGGGTTTGCGTGTTTCATTTTTTCTTTGAAACCTCCTGTTGGTTTGTTATAACTAAATTTAGCTTTACCCATTCCAACACCTTTTGCTTTGAATCCTTCAGTTGTTTCCATTTTTT